CGGCAAAGGTAATACGAGATACGCAGCTGGCAGCAACGAAAGTGTTGCAACTTATTTCAAAGACAGATGGGTTACTAAGAGTGCTAACAATGCCGATGGTTCGGGCACATTTGGTAGAAAAGCCGTGAGAAAAGTAATTGTACAACAATTAAAAGCAGAAATCAGCACCAACCAAGCAATCAGAGAAGACCAAAGAGGTTTTAATATTATTGCTTGTCCTGGATATCCAGAAGTAATTTCTGAAATGGTATCTTTAAATGCTGACAGAAACTACACTGCATTCGTAGTGGGAGACACTCCATTGAGATTGGCCAGCACAGCAACAGCAATTACAAACTGGGCTAACAATTCTGCAAATGCTGCAGACAACGGTGAAGATGGTTTAGTTACCTCAAGTGAATACTTGGGAGTGTTTTATCCATCAGGAAGAACCACAGACAACACAGGAAAAACTATCGTGGTGCCATCAAGTCACATGATCTTGAGAGTATTGGCCAACAATGACAATGTGGGATTCCCGTGGTTTGCACCAGCTGGTACCAGAAGAGGTATCATTGATAATGCCACTGCTGTAGGATACATTGCTTCTACTACAGGAGAATTCCAAACAGTGTCATTAACTGAATCAGTGAGAGACAGCATGCATACTGCTAAAATAAATCCAATTACATTCTTCTCAGGAACTGGTATTGTTAACTTTGGTAATTTAACCAAAGCCACAGCAAGTTCAGCTCTAGATAGAATTAACGTTTCAAGATTAACTGTTTATCTAAGAACACAATTAGACAAAATAGCTAAACCGTTTATTTTTGAACCCAACGATACTTTAACAAGAAATGAGCTCAAATCAGCTATCGAATCATTCTTGTTAGAATTAGTGGGTCAGAGAGCCTTATATGACTTCTTAGTGGTGTGTGACGAAACCAACAACACTGCTGCTAGAATAGACAGAAACGAACTATATGTAGACATAGCGATTGAACCTGTGAAATCGGTAGAGTTTATCTACATACCGTTGAGAATTAAAAACACAGGCGAAATAGCGAAACTTGGAGTATAATATATGGCAATTTCAACATTAAGTAAATTTACAGTACCATTGGCAAACGATCAAAGTTCAGCGTCACAAGGTTTGTTGATGCCAAAACTTCAATATCGTTTTAGAGTAATTCTTGAAAACTTTGGTGTATCCACTCCAAGATCAGAAATTACAAAACAAGTAATGGACGTAACAAGACCAAACTTAACTTTTGATACTGTTACTCTGGATGTTTACAACTCTAAAGTTTATGCAGCTGGTAAACATACTTGGGAACCAATCACATTAACATTGAGAGATGATGTAAACAATTCAGTTAGCAAATTGGTTGGAGAACAAATTCAGAAACAATTTGATTTCTTTGAACAATCTTCTGCAGCTTCTGGTATCGACTACAAATTTACATCTAGAATTGAAATGCTAGATGGCGGTAACGGTGCTTCAACACCAGGTATACTAGAAACTTGGGAACTTTATGGTTCTTACGTTGAATCAGTAAACTATAACACACTGGCTTATAACACCAGCGACCCAGCAACTATCACACTTAGCATTAGATATGATAATGCTGTACAGACTCCACAAGGTACAGGAATCGGCACAGCAGTAACAAGAACTATCGGGTCATTATCAACTGGCGGCGGTATATAATTTTACATTTCGTTTATAGCAAAAGAAGCGCCTTTAATGGCGCTTTTTTTGTGACTATAAATATAGAGTATGCCAAGCATTAATAATTTTTTAAAAGGTTTTAGTGACGGTCTTCCTGGAATGAAGGACTTTCAACACGCTAGTAGATTATATATCGACGATAATTTTAAATTACTTCCAAAACAAAAATTTTTATTTCATGTAGTATTCACTATTGATAATACTATACCTGCTCGCCCATTTAGCAATGAAGAACGTTTAGAACTCAACATGTTAGTAAAATCTTGCGAGTTACCCAAATATGATATGAATTTAGAAGAAAAACTACAGTACAATAAAAAGGTTTATGTAGGTACAAGAATAAAATACAATCCTGTTAATATTGTTTTTCACGATGACCATGCCGACACTGTGAATGCTTTTTGGAAATCCTATTACGAATATAATATTGCAGATTCTTTATCTGTAAATAATACAGGAATAGTAGACATAGCCAAAGATGACATGTACAAAAAGAATAGATCAGCTACTCAATTTGGTATGGACAATGCACAAAAAAGAGGCAAGCCTTTTTTAAAGTCAGTTCAAATATTTGTGTTACATAAAAAAACTTTTACAGGATTTACTCTAGTTAATCCAATTATTGGTTCTTTTAGTCACGACAATCTAGATCAAACAGATGGTGGTGGACTTATGACCAATACTATGCAACTCTTTTATGAAACTGTATTGTATAGTGCAGGTAGAGTTGACGGGGTATCTGTTCCTGGATTTGCAACACTACATTATGACAAAGAACCATCTCCGTTAAGTGTATTAGGACGAGGAACAACTTCTATATTTGGTCCTGGTGGTATTGTGGACGGTATAGGATCTGTTATTGGCGATGTTTCTAAGGGTAATATCAGTCTAGGCACTATATTAACAGGAATTAATACCTACAACAATGCTAAAAAGATCAACGCCAAACAAGCAGTAAAAGAAGAATTAAAAGGCATAGTTAAAGAAGGTGTTATTGATATCGGTAAACAAGCGGGTACAATAACTAATCCTGTGGGTAGTTTTTCTATTGGCACTGTGGCTGTGGCTGTGGCTGGTGGAGCCGCTGTTGCTGCTTTAGCAGGATCTAAAAGTTTAAGTGATGGAAAAAATCCAAACAACAGAATAATTTCAAATCCGATTCTTAATACTCAATTGTATCTTACACCTACAGAATCTTTTAATCTTATTCAAAGTAATTTAGTTGCAAGAGACAAAGTGGCTGCAGGAATTTATTATAAATTAGTTGGTTCAAGAAAAGGATTAACTATTACCCAAAGCGAAGTGGAATATGCGGCAACAACCAACGATGTTAAGAATGTATATAGGAATAGAGCACTGACTGACACTACAAAATTAGTCAGCGACGGTTTTATAAAAATTGATAGACAAGGCAACGAAGTGGGAATTGTTGCAGAAAGAGCAGGACTATAATGTCAGAATTTTATACCAATCTACCACAAAAAGAAAAAGACAGATTACAAAAAACTATAGACGATCTTACTCAAACACAATACGTTGAACCTTTTCAATTTAATGCCAATGATTATGACACTGCTATTTCTTTCTTTGTAAAAAGAGGATTTGATAGACAACCAGCAGAAGAAACTGCTTATATTATTTTGCAACAAGCCAAAATAGATTCTGTTCCTGTAGGACAAATTTTAGATATTCTAACCAAAGCAGACCCGGTTCAGTTAAATGAATTACTTACTGTAGTTTTAAATACCAATAGATATAAAAGCAGTCGATTGGGTGTGAGAAATAATAAAACTAGTAGAGATATTATATCTAGAAACATCAAAGCATAAATGAAATTCGCTAGAGGAAAATTCTCAATGAAGAATCCTGCCAAATATGTGGGAACAAAATCTCCAACATATAGAAGTGGTTGGGAACACGCATTCATGAGATTGTGCGATGAACATCCAAATGTTTACCAATGGGCTAGTGAGTCTATCAAGATACCGTATCGTCATCCACTTACAGGCAAATACACAATCTATGTACCGGATTTTTTTATAGTATACATGGATAAGAATGGCGGTAAACACGCAGAATTAGTTGAAGTTAAACCCATGAATCAAGCCTCTATGGAACGAGCTGGTAAAAGCGTTGGTCGCCAAACACAAGTTATCATTAACAGAGCTAAATGGGAAGCTGCTTCTGCATATGCTCGACAAAATAGAATTACATTTAGGGTACTAAGCGAAGAACAATTATTCCACCAAGGCAAACGCAAGTAAATATCAAACATGACACGCAAACTAGAAGAGATACTCAATTTACCAAATGTCAAAGAAGCGTTCGCACAAGTGGATGCCAAAGAGAAATCTCGAGATGAAAAAGACAAACCCACCATACCCAAGAATGTGGATCCCCAAACTGCCAAAGCATTAGAAAAAACATATCAAGAGTTTGACAAGATAGCAGCATCTCTACCACAGGTTAAAGGATTGGGAGATCTAAGTGATCTAGAGTTAGATAAACTAGCATTAGAAGCAGAAGAGAGTTATAAAAATCTAATGGACCTAGGTATGAACATAGATAGCAGATATTCCGGTCGTATTTTTGAAGTTGCTAGCTCAATGTTGCGTAATGCTATTGATGCAAAATCTCAAAAAATAGACAAAAAGTTAAAAATAGTAGAATTACAGCTTAAAAAACTAAAAATAGACAAAACTGGAGATGACACAAACGAACCGGTCGAAAGCGAAGGTGTGATCATTAGCAATCGTAACGAGTTAATGAAGAAACTACTTAAAAAAGACTAAATACTGCATTATGACAGACTTTAAACAATATCTAGCAGAATCAACTAAAGAATACAACTACAAAATTAAAGTAGCTGGTGATTTAAGCGAAGATTTTGGCTCTAAATTAGAAACAGTTTTAAAAAAATACGAAGTTAAAACTTTGTCAAAAGGCAAAAAAACTCCTATACAAGAGATGCCATTAGATTTTCCAACATTAAAAAACGAAGCAGTAACTATATTTGAATTAACCACAATGTATCCAGCATCAGTATTTGAGTTGCGAACATTGGTTGCTGACAGCATGAGATTACATCCTAATCAAATCGTTGTGAGAAAACCT